CCGGTAACGATAGCGACCGGAGTTGTTGTAACAGTACCTACGGGCCAAGTTTGGCTCATCGCTGCTTAAAGGATCAAACATGAGCGCAATCAAACTTCAGGGCAATGCCAGCGGAGCCGGCACTTCGGTTTTGCAATCTGCCAACACCGCCAGCACGCTTACTCAAACACTTCCATCTACGGATGCGGTGACGCTTGGCTACCTCAACGCTCCTCCGGTTGGGACCAAGACGGCCAGCTACACGTTGGCTGTTGGCGATGTTGGTAAGTACGTTCAACTTGGCGCTTCTGGTGCGATTGTGATCCCAACGTCGGTGTTTAGTGAAGGTGATTTAATTTCAATTTACAACAACACCAGTTCAACCAAAACAATTACTTGTTCTGCATTAACTGCTTATCTTGCTGGTGGCACGGGGTCGGCGGTAACGTCAGCCACTATTGCAATTCAAGGCGTTGTCACCGTTCTGTTTAGTTCTGCCACCACTTGCGTCCTGACGGGCAACGTGTCATGAGTGGGATTATGCTTGCGGTGTTGGGTGGGAAAAAACCTACTGTTTTATCCAGCGTTGAATACCTTGTTGTTGGTGGCGGCAGCGGTGGCAATGGCGGGACCGCTGGCGTAAATTACGGTTGTGGTGGAGCCTCTGGTATTGCAAGAAACAGTTCTTCTTTTTCGGTTACTACTGGTGTCGCTTACACAGTTACTGTTGGTGGAGGCGGAGCGGGGGGAAACACCGGGTTAAGTGGTACTGCTGGTTCATCTTCTGTGTTTTCATCGGTAACCGCAACAGGCGGTAATGCAAGTGGTATTACGGCTCAAGGTACATCTAACGCTGATTTTAGCGGAGCCGCAAATGGCGGCGGTGGAACAAACGCCGGTGGTGGAGCAGGAGCAGCCGCGAACGGTAGTGGAATGAATGGCGGAAACGGTGTTAGCAATAGCATTACTGGAACAGCAACATCCTACGGTGGCGGCGGCGGTGGTGGCGCTACTGGAACAGGCGGATCAGGTGGAGGAGCTGCTGGCGGAACTGGGGCACAAATTGGTGGAGATGCAAATACCGGAGGCGGAGGCGGAGGGGGTGCAGTTAATGCCGCCACAGCAAGTGGCGGATCTGGAATTGTAATTATTGCTTATCCAGATACTTTTGCAGCTCCAACGTCTATTAGTGGAGGGTTGACCTACACTCAGCCAACTAGAACAGGTTACCGAGTGTACCGATTTACCGCTGGCACTGGCACAATTACCTTCTAAAGATTATGGACTATTACGCATTCCTTGATCAAAATAATGTTGTGACGGAAGTTATTCCCGGCAAAGACCAAGGTTCTGACAATACCGATTGGGAACAATGGTACGGTGAGTTTCGTGGTCAAGTTTGCAAGCGTTCTAGAGATGACGGGTTTCGTAAAAACTACGCTGGAATCGGATACACCTACGATGCAACACGAGACGCTTTTACCCCGCCACAGCCGTTTCCGTCTTGGGTTTTGAACGAAGATACTTGTTGGTGGGATGCGCCAACACCAATGCCAACGGACGGTCAGCGGTATCAATGGGATGAAACAACAACTTCTTGGGTTGCAGTTCCAACCGAATAATGTAAGATAACCGTACTGGCGCGGCACACCAGGGAATCCAAGGATTCAAAATGACCGAAGAAGTAGCGTCTGAAGCGGAAGTAGCGCCCGCGCCGGAACTGGAAGCCACGGCGGCCCCGGAACCTGTAGATACGCCGGAAGTTGCGCCCAAGACCTTCTCGCAAGAGGAACTTGATGCGGCAATTCAAAAACGTCTCGCAAGAGAACAGCGAAAGTGGGAGCGTGAGCGTCAAGCACCGCCGCCCGTTGCCGTTGATGTCCCGCCCGTAGATCAGTTTGATTCGGTTGATGCTTACGCAGAAGCCAAAGCAATCAAGCTAATTGAGCAGCGCGAACAACATCGCCAACAGACGGAGATTCTTGAGGCATATCACGAACGTGAAGAAGAGGCTCGGACCAAGTACGATGACTTTGAACAAGTCGCGTACAACCCGACACTCAAAATCACGACCGTGATGGCGCAAGCGATTCAAGCCTCTGATGCTGGCCCTGATGTAGCTTACTACCTCGGGTCCAATCCAAAAGAGACAGATCGTATTTCTCGTCTTAGCCCGATTTTGCAAGCAAAGGAGATTGGACGCATTGAGGCTAAAATAGCCAATGATGTTCCGGTCAAACGTACTACGTCCGCGCCCGCACCGATTAGTCCAGTAAACGCCAGAACTTCAGGCAATCCGAGTTATGACACGACCGATCCTCGGTCTACCAAAACCATGACTGCATCGGAATGGATTGAAGCAGAAAGGCTGCGCCAGACTAAGAAGTGGCAAGCTCAGAATCGCTAACTTCTTTTAGGAATTACCATGTCAAATAGCATTCTTACGATTGACATGATCACCAGGAAGGCCCTGGAGATCTTGGAAAACAATCTGGTTCTTACCCGTAACGTCAACCGTCAGTACGACGACAGCTTTGCTGTTGAAGGCGCTAAGATCGGTTCGACCCTGCGTATTCGTCTGCCCGACCGCGCTTTGGTAACTGACGGTGCTGCCCTGCAAGTTCAGGACGACAACGAGCAGTTCACCACCCTGACCGTTTCGACCCAGAAGCACATCGGCGTGAACTTCACTTCTGCCGAATTGACAATGCAGTTGGATGACTTCGCAGAGCGCGTTCTCAAGCCGCGTATCTCGCAGTTGGCCTCCAGCATTGATGCTGACGTTGCCAATGCGTACAAAGCAATCGGTAACACCGTTGGTACACCCGGAACGACTCCAGCTTCTTCGTTGGTTCTGTTGCAAGCTCAACAGAAACTGAACGAAAACGCTGCGGTGATGAACCCACGTTATGCAACGGTTAACCCCGCTGCCAACGCTGGTCTGGTCGAAGGCTTGAAAGGTCTGTTCAATCCTACGGACACGATCTCCAAGCAGTTCAAGAACGGCATGATGGGCACGGGCGTGTTGGGCTACGACGAGATCAATATGTCTCAGTCGATCAAGCAGCACACCACGGGTAACTTCCCTGTTTCTCCAATTGTTTCTTCTAGTGCTACGTTTGTTGAGGGTCAATCGACCCTCGCCATTACGTTCTCTAGCGGGACCAAAACAGTTAAGCAAGGCGACGTTTTCACCATCGCTGGCGTGTATGCAGTCAACCCACAGACCCGTGAGTCAACTGGTTCGCTTCAACAGTTTGTTGTGACCGCTGACAACAGCGTGACCTCCGGCACTGCAATGACCTTGGCAATTTCACCGGCGCTTTATACGTCGGCAAATGCTTTGGCTACCATTGATGCGTTCCCGGCTACCAGCGCGGTTATCACGTTTGTTGGAACTGCATCAACCCAGTACCCACAGAACTTGGTCTACCACAAGGACGCAATCACGTTTGCTACGGCTGACTTGTTGCTGCCGCAGGGTGTTGATATGGCTGCACGCGCAGTACATAACGGCATTTCGTTGCGTGTCGTGCGCCAGTACGATATTAACAACGACCGTTTGCCATGTCGTATTGACGTTCTGTATGGCTTCTCAACGATCCGTCCACAGATGGCCTGCCGCCTCTGGGGTTGAACCTTTTAATAGTAAGGAAATATCATGGCTCTCCCTAATGGCGCAGGTGGTTACCAACTTGGTGACGGCAACCTGAATGAAGTAACTCTTGGCTACCAAGCCGCTCCTCAGTCTGTTACGGCTACGGCAACTCTGACCGCCGCACAAGTCGCCTCTGGCGTCCTGTTGGTTGGTTCGGGTGCTACCGCTGCCCAGACGTACACGCTGCCCACCGGGGCGTCTTTGGACGCTCTTGTGACCAGCGCCAAAGTTAACAGCACGTTTGAACTGGTGCTGGTTAACCTGGGTACGTCTTCGGGTACGGCAACTCTGGCTGTTGGTACTGGCGTGTCTGATGGCGGCAATGCTCTTGTGGCAGTTGCTGTTACAGCCAGCGGTCGGTTCCTGTTCCGTCGCACGGGCGATTCGACTTACGTCGTTTACCGCGTCTAAGTCTAAGGGGGAGGGCCACAAGCTCTCCCCTTTTTTAAGGAATTATTATGCCTAATACGCAAGCATCTGGAGTCGCGTATTCCGATCCGGAATTCACGACCTGCTACGCAAGTCAAGAAATTGGCTATAGCGCAGCCGCTCAAGGTACGGTTACCCAAGCAACGGACAAGTCTACGGGTGTTACCATAAACAAGTCTGCTGGTCGCATCACAATGAACAACGCAGCTTTGGCTGGCGGTGCAGTAGCAACATTCACGCTGACCAACAACCTTATTTCTGCCAACGACACGATCATTGTGTGTGTTTCTAGTGTTACTACTGGCAGCACCGCAGGAGCTTATACTAGCTACGTTTCCAATATGACTGCTGGTTCTGCTTCGATTACGTTGCGTAACTTGAGCGCGACTTCATACTCTGAAGCCGTTATCATCAACTACGCAATCATTCACGGCGCAAGCTAACAGGCGGGGCTTCGGCCCCACCTTCTGAGGTTTACGATGGCAACATATTCGGCTGGCGATCAGATCAACCGCGCCCTGCGTCTGTTGGGTGTACTAGCCGAAGGTGAAACGTCATCGGCGTCGGTGATGCAAGATTCATTGATGGCAATGAATCAGATGATTGACAGTTGGAACACCGAGCGGTTGTCGGTGTTTAACACGCAAGATCAGACATACCTTTGGACTCCGGGTCTAATCACACAAACGCTCGGCCCGTCTGGTGACTTTGTGGGCAATCGCCCAATCCTGCTAGATGATTCAACGTACTTCCGTGACCCGACAACCAACGTCAGTTATGGCATCAAGTTTATCAACCAGCAGCAGTACGACGGGATCGCGGTCAAAACCGTGACTTCCACTTATCCACAAGTGATGTGGATAAACATGGAGTATCCCAACATTACGATGACGATCTACCCCAAGCCAACACGGGTTTTGGCTCGTGAAGGATGACGGGATATATCTAATGTCACCCACGACTAAAAACTTCGCGATAGGTGATCAGAAGAATACCGTTGTTTATGCGCGGGGATACAAACCCACGAAAGGAAACGAGGACACGCTATGGGATAAAACCCACGCAGTGAGTGGCGACGACTTCGCGGAATTCATACCGCTACAGGACGATCAAAGAGCTAGAATTTTAGCGGGTGGCGATATCACCATAAGGTTGAGCGCCACAAAATTGGAGATTTCGGCATGAAAATGTTTAATCATGATCCAAACTACGGCGACAATACGACGTGCGATTTGTGCAAAGATGTATTCAACGTTCGCAATTCACCGCACGAAGTCATAGACGATAAGTGGATATGCGATAGTTGTCTATCGCAGTATGACAACGACGAGCTACGCGAAATGCTTTCGCCATTGTGACGATTGACGCAGGAGCTCGGCGGCCGTATCGTCGCCGGGCTCCCTGTGGGGCGCCTGCCCTTGAGCCTGGCCCGCGACCCACCACCTACCACCCCGGCCGCCGCACCATGGCCGGGGTTTTTTTATTTAAACCCGACCCAACCCGACCGAATAAAAAT